ACACGGGTTAGTTCCATAGTGTATATCTGGATCTCTTCTTCCATACTTGGCTGCTTGGGCTTGAGCTGCGGCCACATTGTATATACCTCGTTCTCCTGATTTTGAATCATATAGAGATTTCCATTCTGCAATAAACTGCTCCATCTCTGGCTTGCGTGAATACGCAACAGAGTTATTAGACAAGGCACGTTGTGGGCTTGCTTCCCACCAGTTACCTGACTTTGCCTGTGCCATTTCAATATCATTAATATTAGAAAGAGAAATCATTGCTGAACGACGAACTCCTCCTACAACAACTACTTCACCAATCTTGCACATAATGTCGTGACATTCGATTGGCTTTAGGCTTCTTCCTGTAGCATTCTTAAACTTTGCAATTGTAAAATCAAACAAGTTAATAAGTGGCTGTGGGCCTGAAGATCTTCCACCCATTGTCTTAAGCCTTGCTCCTGCTGGTCTTACTTTAGAAACATCAATTGCTGGAATCTGTCCAGACCAAAGTAGTGCTAGCAACTCACGGTATGCCTTAGCCCAACCTTGCTTTGAATCTTCTACTGTAATTACTGTAGTTGACTTCTCTAAAGTTTCTGGGACGGCAGGAAGCTTATTGATGTACTTATACTCAACGGAAAATCCTACACCTGTACCGCACATAAGTATATACATTGTCTCATCAAATGAACGTGGGGAATCAACTGGTAAGAAAGCACAGTTATATCCAGCTACATTGTCTCTTTCCAATGCTGCTCCCGAAGTCATAACAGAACGCATTGATGGCATGACATTTCGTTCAAAGACAAACTCTTTTAATTCCGCAACAAGCTTCTCATTTGGAATATAATTATGGTTATTTTCTAGATGACCAAGCATGAAGTTAAAATATCTATCTACTGTTTCTCCCCATGTCTCACGACGATTATCTTCTGATATCCATCTTGCATATCGAGATAACGCAATAAAATTTTCGTATGGGTTTGCAATAGTCTTAGACATTTTAGAGTACCTGTTTCTCCGCCTAGCGGTTAATTTAAATTTAGTGTGAAGATCCTATTCTACCAAAGAAGGCTTTATAGGGGAAGGGGTTAAGAAAACTTTTTAGATAAATGATCAAACGCTTTCTTAGTCAACTGATCCCAGTTATAATCTTTATGTATTTGATCGGCTTGTGCAAAATAGTATCCCGAATAGGCCTTAAAATTAATTACAGCATCATACATTTGATCTTCTAGATGTTTTGCATCTGGCTTAAACATTTTTCCAATGTAGTCGTCTCCTACAGACTTTGGTAAAGTCTCATCCGTTAGTTTAGATTTTAATTTAAGCGGGCCTAAATAATTTTCATAATGACACCAGTCGTATGTTGATATAACTGGCATACCTGTTGCAAGCCCTTGAAGTGGAATAAAGCCAAAGCCTTCTCCCCAAGTCGGATAAAGAAGAACATGGTGGCTATGATATAAACTTAACAACTCTTGCTCTGAGTATTCGTCAGTTATAATTTTTATATTTGAATAAATGATATCTGGTGTTACAAACTCATTATTTTTGTTATACATCCTAGTGGTGTTTGAGTTATGACACTTTAAAGTAAGTTGGTAGTCTGGATTATTACCAAAAAGCTTTGCAAAAGTTTCTACTGCTAACTGACCGTCTTTTCTTGGTGAAGGTTCTCCAATATGCAAAAACTTTATTGGCTGTCCCTCATTAATTACTCTTCTTTTTGGTTTCCAAAAATCTTCAATTCCGTGAGGATAAACATATATTGGTTTTGTTATTCCATTATCTTTAAATACTTTAGCACACCAGTCTGACGTTGTCCAAACTTCATCACAATGATTAAATCTTTCTACCCAGTCTGGGCGCATTGAAGTAGATTCCCAAGGGGTATACCCAATTTGATACTGCCTTCTATGCATTTTAAAATGTTGCGGCTGTGTAAAATTAATTTGGACATCTGCTTTAGGATCAGCATATGTAACATAATGACCTAAATTATTTAATGATTTAACTATATTCTTTCCAGCATAACCAAAGCCAACAGCTGGGTTTAACCCTGCTTTAATCGTATAATAAGATATTTTCATGTTTTCTTTCTGGTTGACTGGCTTGACAGGCTTAGGTATTCAATGTTATTATTATAGTTCGTTATCTCTAGAGGAGGAAATGCCAATGGAGAAAATAAAACAACAGGTAAGTGATTTGGCTCATAACGTGGTCACAATAGTAATGATAACATTATTTTTGTTTCCTGTACAGCCTGCAAATGCCTTAGTAGTAAAACCTTTAGTGAAAACTGAAGCCCAATTAAAGCAAGAAGTCTTAGATAGTTTTAGTAAAGAGATTTACAAGCCATCTGAGATGCTTACAGACGAAGAGCTGCTAACGCTTCTTAAGACTGTAGGATTCGAAGGGTCAGGCCTTAAAAAAGCTTGGTCAATAGCAAAGCGTGAATCTAATGGAAGACCGCTTGCATATAACGGGAATAAGAATACTGGAGATAGTTCTTACGGAATATTCCAGATTAACATGATCGGAAATCTTGGTCCTGAAAGACTTGAGAAATTCGACCTAAAGAGTAACAAAGAGTTATTCGACCCAGTAACAAACGCAGAGATAACGTATTATATGACCAATGGCGGTATTGATTGGTCAGCTTGGAAGGGTATGACCCCAAAAGCGCAGGAATGGCTATTGCAATTCCCGACTGATCAGAAAAAGTAGGTCAAATGCAGATACAATATGTATCTAAGTACATAGCCTTATCAGAAGAGGGCCTTGTTCCTAGACTTGAATGTCCAATGGATCAGGGCTCTCTTCAATCTAACATGGATTTGGATAATAATATATTTTTATATTGTTTATCTTGTGAATATAAAAACAACATAGGGTTAGAAGTTTACAGCAAAATAGTAGAAGCGATTAAAAATGAAATCTAAAAAGCTAGAGTATGATTTATATCATCCCGTGTTTGAGCCTATAGGTTATATGAAAGACGTAATGCCTGAATGGTTTAAAAAAATAGAAAAGTTTTCTGGAGGGAAATTAAGCGTTTCTCCTTCAACAATAACAGTAAAAAGTTGTGCGCCATTTATGGATGCTTTTTTAACTGGATATTATATTCCATTGCCTGTTGATTTACTTGTAGAGCAAACTCAATATGGGCCAAAGATAAGCTGGAGCTGGTTTGATTTAGATTATACTGAAACAGATTTTGTAATCGAAAGAGATCCTGGAATGATTCCAACGCTACCCATTCCTAAAGGGTTTAGCCCTAATCATTTTTCTTGGAGCACAAAACAAATACTTAAAGTTGAAAACGGATACAGCTTGCTAATAACTCATCCATTAAACCGTGACGATCTTCCATTTAGAACTATGTCTGGCGTTGTTGATGCAAATTATCCAATGAGCGGAGGAAAGTTACCATTCTTGATTCAAGAAGGGTTTGAAGGCATTATAAAAGCTGGAACGCCTATTGCACAAATTATACCAATCAAGTCAGAGCCATGGAAGCTTGAAAGAAATACAAAACTTTTATCTGAGGCAAAGTTAGCACGTAGCGAGTCTTTAAAAACTATTATTGGTTGGTACAAAAATAAATACTGGAACAGAAAGGAATACAACTAATGTCAAATTGCGAATGTGGCAACTGTATGTGCGGCAAAGGAATTCAAATAAACACAACAGAGGATGTGCAGTATGAATCTTCTGGATTTGAAACATACGAATGGAAGATGCCTGTAATCTTCCCCAATACCGACGGAGGGATAAATAAAAATGGATGAATCACAACTACCTGACGGCGCTATAATATCTGATGCTGGAACGATTGAAGACAATCTTCCAATGGTCACTTATATTATGCTTCACAGAATATATGATCTTCTTTCGCTTATTGCTGACAAGATTGTTGGCGGCGAAGAAGTTTCAAAAATGGTGGGTTACCACGAAAAGGGATTTTTGCTTGGCCCTGAACCAGCATATACCCCGATTGAAGTAAAGGATGAGGTAGATGGCATATAGTCAAGAACAAATGGACTTTGCCCATAAGATTGTTTTTAGACTTATGGAGATTCTTAAAGTTTGTCCCAACGTAGATGACAAATATAAGTGTCACACTACCCACCAGCCTGCACACAAAAGATGTGTAGACCTAATGGTACTTTTAGCTGAAATAACAAACCTTCCAGAGTACTTGGTGTATTTAGGAAACAACGATGAAACTAACAAGGACCCATACGGTTGGATTGTTGCTTACCCACCAGCCGAAGCTATTGTTGTAGAAGAATCAAATAATACTGAAAAAGCAGTTGACTTAGAATAAAACATATTCTACAATAAAGATGTGTAGGTTAGAGACACCACCATGTCTCCCTATATAATGTGTAGCAATACACTAGAAATGCCCAATCGGATCCGCCTCTGATTGGGATTTTTTCTTTTTAGCGATAAATCTTTTTGGTCCAGAACTTTTTCTTATAGGCTTGTATAAAAGAAGCTTTGACTATTCCCTCTGCAAACACACCTGAATTATTAGTCTTCTCTATTGAAGAATCCCAATTGTCTCTCTTAAAAGGAATCACTTGAGCTATAGGTGTTCCCTCTTCAATTACGCCCTCAAAGTCTTTTTTGATAAAAAATGGAACAACAACAGCATTTGGATGAAGGTCTGTATCAATAACGGCAGATAAAGTAACAAACGGCAAATCAAACCTATTTAATGGATGTGTAAATAAAGAGCTATACCCACTTGGAGTTTCTACAACCCAAGTGTTTTGCCACCTAAAGAATTGATCGTGACATCCAGCTGGGGTTTCAAATTTACCAAGAACCCTGTTATCTTGTGAGTCTAGGACATCTACTTTAGTGCTCCACTTTATTCTTGGATTGCCTTCAGGATCTTTCCAAACCATTATTGCGGCTGGAAGCTTTAACATATATCCAGAAGTGAATGCGTCTATAAAAGGCTGACAATTTTTTAATGTTAAATTTATATCTGCCCCGCTATCATTATTATATAAATCTTTATGAAGCTTTAAGAAATCGTTATAGCCCTGTTCCCCATTTAAAAATCTTGGAGTCTTTCTATACCAGTCTGGGAGCAAGCTTGCAGAATTGGTTGGGGCAGGCTCAACCCTTGAAGTATATTCAGAGGCTGGAATAAATTTAATTTTCTTATAACTCATATAGTAAGCATACTATTTTAAGAAGATATAGTCAATAAAGACAATATGGACATATAGTGCAAAAAGTGCAAAAAAAGTGCGCCGAAAATAAGAGACCATATTTAAATATAGAGTATAATTATATTATGCCTAGACATTT